AGTCAAGGTATTTCTGCGTAAGGGGATTAAAGGTTTGCGAGGGCTGCCACGTCAGCGCCCCGTTGATCTGCTCCTGGGCCCCGCACTTGATCGTCAGCAGCGAGCTCCCCTGGACCTTCGGCCAGACCCGACTGAGCAGCTTGCGTCGATCATAATTCACCAGCGGGTTCCCTTGACGATCTTTTCCAATAATTGCCAGTCCCTGTCGTTCAACAAAGCAGAGAGGTGTAACCCCGTCGAAGAGGAGCCCTTGGTCAAGTCTATACAGCTTCCCGGCTGAAGGACTAGAGAACACGACTCCGCGGGACCCTTGGGTCCCCCAAACTCCCGTGTCTGTGCTCCAAGGGAACGTAGCCAGATTCCAGGTCCGGCCCGGAGCCGCAAGGATAACTCCAACGTCGGCGTAGAGCCCGTTAAAGTCACGGAACGTAACCGTGTTATAGAAATAGTTCCAGATAAGGGCCTTATTTGGGAGGACGTTTCCGCTGCTGGGGTAGCAGAACCACGCTTCACGCTGGCTGATGTTGTCGAAGGCGAACGCGCTGACGAAGTTGGTCGCGTCCATGTCCGTGAAGAGGAAGTTCCGATCCCTCTCCTCCAGAATGCTCTGAGCGCTAAGCCTATAGCCCTGATGCTGGATGACATCATCCTGGGTCACCACGAAGTGCTTGGAGCCGAATTGGATGGGGCAGTAGCTCCGAGGCGTCAGCGTCCCGCTCGTCGCGAGGATCATCTCGAAGCCCATCACATCCTGACCCCCGATGTAGCGCATCACATGCGTCGACATCCGCTTGTAGATGATGAAGTAGTTGCCCAGCATGTCGCCGCCGAGGATCTCACCGCCCTCCACATCCGTCAGCTCGATCTGCCCCGCGTCATGCGTGGCGTCGCTGGGGTCCCACGTTGCGGGCACTCCGCCCAGCGGGGCCTTCGCGCTCCACCACACCATGTGCTGGCTCACCACCCCACTGCTCACAATGTTCAGCGCCACCAGATAGCTGCCGAACGCCTTCACCATCTTCGCAGTTGTCAGCGCGGGCCAGTTCGCCAGGTCCGCCAGGTCCGTCACGCTGCTCAGGGCGGGCCAATACTGTGGCTTGTCCGTGCCGTTGTTCAGGATCGGGACGCCCCCAATGAGGCTAAAGTTCCAGTCCCACTGGTTCGCCGCCGTGTACGCGCCCGAGGCCCGCGTGATCGTATGGTGCGTCCCATCGTACACGTACGCGGCGGTCTTCGTCCCGTAGAGCCAGAAGTTCTGCGTCGCGCTCGGGACCTGGAAGACCCAGTCTGGGCCCCCCAGCGGGCTCCCGTACACCTGCACGTGGCCCAGGATCCGCTGAATGTTCCGCTTGGTGAAGCGCACATTGTTCCCGTCCGTGAACGCCTCAGGCTCAACCTCATGGTTCGGCCGATCCTTGATGACCCCAAGGGTCCCAAGGTTCGCCAACGTGATGACTTGCGGCATCCCAAAGCTAGGAGCCAAAGCATCCGATGCAGCTGACCGGGCCATCAGTTATAGTACTCCTCAACAATGGCAATGCCGGCTGCCCCGTCTCCACCCGCGGTCGTGCCAGCCGCGCCTCCGGTGCCGGCGGCCCCAATCGCATAGGTCGTCGCCGTCGGCGCGTTGACCCAGAACTCCACATACTCCCCGGCGCCACCGCCAGAGGCGGAGCCGTTCGGGCTCGTGGCAAACGCACCCGCACCGCCACCACCAGCGCCTGTGTTGGGGGCTCCAGCAAGGCCCACGGGCGTCCCAGTCGTGCCCGCGCCACCACCACCACCCCCGCCGAAGGGATTCACTCCGCCGTTGCCGCCCGGACATCCGGTGTTGCCGCCAGCGCCAGTTATGCCAGGACCGCCCTGGCCACCCTGGAACCGCGCGATCAAGTTGCCCGTTCCGTTCGACCCCCCGGTGCCGCCAACACCACCAGCCACCGGCGGGTTGCTGTGGCCGCCAGCACCGCCCCCTGCCGCCGTCCACGCACCGAAGGTCGTCGTGTTCCCCGGATTACCATTGTTCGTCAGGGAGGCGCCGCCACCACCTCCGGAGCCGCACATCCGAACCCGCCACTTCGTCACGCCTGCCGTCGGCGTACACGTGCCGGAGCCCGAAAGGAACCTCTGCGTGGTGGGGACGCTCGACCCGGCCAGCGGCTTCCCCGACATCAGCTGGATCCACCGGACAACCCAGTTGCTCGCGCCCAGGCTGAAGGCCTCGAGCTCATCTCCCGCCGCGGCCTGGAAGTCGACGCCCGCGGGCAGGATCATCGAGCCCGCGTTGTAGGTGATCTTAGGATTCGAGGCGAACCTCAGCTTCCGCCGAACGCCCGCCGCCGCGGGACCGAAGCTCGTGATGGGCCCCGTATTGCCCGTCACTTGGATGTTCTCACTGGTGACGACGGACAGATCCACGGTCCCCCCGCTGCTGACGCTCTGCTCCGGCTGGTACAGCGCGAGCGGGGTCACCGCGTCCGTGTTGTTAGTGCCAGTTCCGGCCTCGGCCTGCGTCGCGAGCTGCACCCGCCCATGGCTGCTCGTGGTCGCGAAGGGCACCGTGTTGTCCAGCAGGAGCCACCCATTGAAGGCCGTGCTCCACACGAGGGTGAGCGTCTGCCACTGGAAGCCAAACGAGTACGTGGCGGACAGCCCGTTCAGCGTGTTCGCCCCGGGGTCGATCGTGACGGGGTTCGCCGAGCTGTCGTATTTGACGACCTCCACCATCCACCCGTCCGCATTCACCCCAACCGGGTTCGGCAGGGACACGGTGGCCGCGCCGCCCGTCGCGTCGATGAATTGAGTCGTGTTCTGATCACTCGGGAAGAGGACCGTGTAGCTCCCAACGGTCTTCTTCGTCATGGGAAAATACCACGCCTTCCCCGTCCGTGGGAACGTGCTCTGGCACACGAGCTTGATCAGCCTCAGATGATCATCGCCCTCCGACTCCAGGTCGGAGACCCCGGGCAGCGTCGGGCTGAAGTCACTGATGTACGTCGCGGCTTCGATTGGCATGGTCAATGTCCATCATCTATCTCAGCATCGCTGACACCAGCAGGAGGCAGGCCAACGCCCGCCTTCGCCCACACCACACCGCCCATCTGCGGGGTCGTGTTGACGTGCTTCTGCTCCTCGTTCTCCCTCAGCAGCCGGTCCTGGCCCGCCGCTTCCATCTTGACGAACTCCCCGTACGCGCCCGCGTCTCGGAGGCCCGTCGCGAGCAGCTTGCCCGCCCGTCCAATCAGAATGTCCGGGCTCCACTTGAGCCACTTGTTCTCCACGTTGCTCGTCAGGACCGAATCCCGGGCGTAGTAGATCAGACGGATCGCATAGTTGTTGTCCGGCGTCGGAAAGATCCGAAAGTAGTAGCCGACCCTCGCATACGCCTGCGGAATCTGCTTCGATCCCGTCAAAATCGCCGAGGGCTTAAAGTTCCGCTTCAGCAAATCATACGCGTCCTTGCGGAGCTGGACCTCGTCCTCCGTCGGATAGTCATCTGGGCGGTACCTCAGCGGGAGCTCGTCACATTCCGCGATAAAGTCCGCCGGGATCTCGATCCGCTCGTCTCCGATGGTCGTTCGGACAAGGGAATCCTCCTGGAGCAGAAACCAGGGCCGAATTGGGCCCATTTCGAGCTGATTTTGCACAAATTGCATCATGGTAGCGATGTTTGCCAGCTGGTCCGTGCGGAACCCTAGCAAAGTCTGCGCAATTCCTGCCGCGTCGTCTCGGAGCATCACGGTTGTCCCGGTTTACAATACGGATTCTGTGGAGTCCACGTCCCACCACCCCCCGGATCGCCTCCCCAGGATCCACCTGCCGGCGGATCATAGGCCCAGACGACATTTTGAGCCGGATCCCCGGCCCAAGCGGCCGCCGCGGCCATGTCTGGGGTGAAAACGCTCGAAGTCCCGCCCTCCATCTGCCAATTGCACGCCACTCCGAAGGACATCAAGACCTGTCGGAGGGTGAAAAACACCCTCAGGACGCCAATTCCGAACGGAGCCAGCGTCCGGAGCATCAGGGGCTCCATGAAGGTCCATTCGCGGAGCACATTTTGATCCGTCGGCCTCGGATTTGGCCGGACATTGCTTACTTGGAAG